CCATTACTCTTCTCCAAATATTGTACTGCTCTTTTTAAAAAATCTATGTTATCATCAAACCAACCTAAAGCTGAATTACATTTATTACATAACCAACCTCTAGCTTCTCCTGTATCATGGTCATGGTCTAAACACCATTGATTATTTCTTTGATTGTTTTCTTCAGCACTTGTCAAACAAATAGGACATCTATAATCTTTAGGTGGAGGAGGAGTAACTAATCTTAATTGTCTTGTTTGTCTATTCCTCTCATTAGCACACGATTTACAAACTCTTTCAGTAGAAGGTAATCCTGTAGTCTTTTGATTATGACCATAACTTTGAAAGGCATCTAATGGTTTAGTCTTCTTACACTTAACACATGTCTTTAATGGTTTGCTTGTATCAATAGATTCACAATCATTAAACAATTCTTTTTGTACTAATGCGTCTCTGCCCATGTCTTACCCTCCTTCCACTCACTATCTAATGGACATTTCATTTTTAATTGATGCTCTGTGTCCTTCATTGCATCTTTGGTAATACTACCAAATCTTTTTACATCTTTCTTTGCAACTTCATATTGGTATTCATCATGTATAGATGCAACTAACTTAGCATCAACACCTGTTTGCACTATTCTTTTATTCATATTTATTAACCACAACGTACATACAACAGCACCTGCACCTTGCAATAATGTATTCAATGCACTATGTGGAGAACGTACATGCAGTAGTCTACCATCAATACCTTTTATCTTACCTCTCTTAGCTGTTTCAGTTACACTATCCCTAACTTCTTTAAGAGCAGGCATATTAGAAAGAAACCTATCAATTAATTGTTGACCTTCTTTAGCACCTTTACCTACTATCTTACCTATCTTAGATGCACCTGCACCATACATAAAAGCATATATAAATGTTTTAGCTTGGTCTCTATCTGTTAGACCTGCCATCTTCATATTAGCTGTATGTATATCTCCATTTAATACTTCTTCAGTAAAGTTTTTATCATCCATAAGATGTGCTAAACATCTAAGTTCTAAACCACTAGCATCAGTACCAACAATGGAGTGAGTATAGGGATTGTCAACAGTCCAACATTCCCTACACTCTTTACCATATGGAGAACGAACAGCAGGAATCTGAGCCATGTTAGGACTGTTATGAGCCATACGACCTGTCACAGTACGTAATGTCATAACTCTACCATGCACTCTACTATCCTTATCATCACACGATTCAATCCAAGATTTAATCTGTGCAATTCTTTTTTGTAATAACAAATACCTAGCAAACTTCTTTGCTTCTTCTAAGTCTATGCTATTCAAAACTTCTTCATTAACAATTACATTACCTTTATCAGTATGCTTCTTAGGTTTCCAACCTAGTTCTTGTAATCTATCAGCTATCTGTTGTCGTGAACCTATATTAAAAGGTATGTATTTTGTTTTTGTTTTTAAGTCTTTTCTAGTAGGGTCAAAGTGTATCTTACCCCACTTTTCTAATTCACTTGCTTCATCTCTTAATGTATTATATAAAGACATAGCTTTACGAACATCTAATGCAAAACCATTTCTTTCTTGTTGGTCAATTATAACTCTGACCTGATGTTCTAAATCAATAGAAGACCTAGAAAAACCTTTACCTTCTTTCTTTAAATGTTCATATAACTTATGTGTTATATCTACATCTTGCATACAATATCTTTTTAACTCTTCAGAGTAGCTACCAAAAGATGCTATCTCTCCTTTAGGAAAATTAAATCTATCTCCCCATGCTCGTAGTCCATGACCACCATCACGCAATGGATTAAACAACTGTGATAGTATTAATGTATCTAATACTTGAGAGGGTTTAATATTTGTACCTAACAATCTATTTAATACAGGAGCATCAAAAGATAAACCATTATGCATAATATACTGTTCAATATCTTTAGACCAATTTTTAAATACATGCATATTACTTGGGTCAAATACTGTAGATATATTTGTTTCAATATCTTTAGCAACAATACAGTTTACTACTGTAGCATCTATTGTATCTGTTTCTATATCAAGAACAACTTTCACAATCTTCTTCCTCCTTTCCACACCAACTACATGCTTCTCCTTTGCCAATAAACATTTCCATTTTTTCTACTGGACAATAATGATACCACATCCAATGTCCATCATGCTTAGTTAGTTTGCCTTCATAATTTTCATTAAATAAAACTTTTCTTGCTTTCACTATCATTCTCTTTTCTTTAAATGTTAATTCTCTTGGTTTATAAACTATCTTATTTTTAACCACTTTTTATAACCCTTTAACCAACTTACTTTCTTTTTTGGTTTATCTTTTGGTAAGTATACCATATGAAAAGAGCCACAATTAGGACAGGATAAATTTGTTTCCATACAATAATCCTCATCTTCATGGTCAATATCATGGTCACCACCCCATATTAACTCTGTTCCACAATGCCAACAGTTCATTAGAAGGGTACCTCCTCATTATTTTCTGCATTATAATCTACTTCATAAGGATTGTCAATCTCTTTCATACGACCTGTCTCTTTATTATAATGTAGATGTGTAGCTATACCTGTTTCTCCTGTATACCTGTTCTTTAAAATACGAATCATAGTAGTATTAGATTTAACTTCATCATCATCTTGTTGGTTTCTTTCTAATCCAATTACACCATCACTCAAATGAGCAATAGATGCTGAACCTCTAAGATGTGATAGAGTAATCTCTTTACCATTCTCATGTCCTGCATCACCTGCAGGTCTTCTTAAATGAGATACTAATAACATACCAATACCTGTTTGTTCCACAAGAGAACGCATCTTAGTCATTAATACATCAATAGACTTTCTTTCATCTCCATCTTCCTGACCTGATACAAGTATAGATAAGTGGTCAACAAATATCCATTTACATTCTAATGCTTGTGCCATATATCTAACTCTAGATAGTATCTCGTCATTATCAATAGAACCAAAGTGGTCAAAGGCAAAGAACCTACCAGAGCCAACTGTATTCTTTTGATACTCTTGTAATTGTTCTCTACTAAACTTATCTCTAATCTCTTTGATATACAATCTAGCATTAGCTTCTACTGACATAATATTAAATGCAGTATTTTTAATACTCTCTTCTAATGCAAGTATACCTATGTTATGATTTGTATTCTTGAGTAAATGATGCATAAGTTCTCTCATAATAGATGACTTACCCATACCTGCACCAGATGTAAATGTAATCAACTCACCTGTTCTCATACCATAAGTCTTTTCATTCATCTTACTCCAAGGATAAGGTACTGTTTCACAATACTCTTCTGTGTATAAAGCATCTCCTAAATCTCTAAGATTAGTAATACCTGCAGGAGTAAATGGTTCTGCGTTCCACCATGCTTGAGAAAACTTTTCTCTCTTACCCATCTTTAGATACTCGTTGGCATCTTTAAATTCCATATTCATAATTTTACATTTGTTTGGACTAAATAACTGTGCTACTTTCTCACTAGCTTCTCTACCTTGCTTATCCATATCAAATGATATAACTATATTTTGAAAACTATCTAAGTATTCAAATGCTTTTCTACAATCTCGTACTGCTGAACCTGCACCTGTCTTAATAGAAACACATGCCCACTTGCTACCTAGTAATTCATAGGCAGACATAGCATCTACTTCTCCTTCAGTAATGGTTACATACTTACCACCACCTGTAAATAAATCTTGTCCAAACAATACTGCATCAGTTACATTTCCTTCTACCCACATATTCTTTGTGGCTACATCTCTAACCTTATTACCAATATTGTTTCCACCACTATCAAAGTATTTGTAAATATGATGTGTATTCATACTACCATTTACTTTAACTTGTGTATGATATTTTTGTGCAGTTTCCTTACTAATATTTCTTTCAGTCAATGCACCTGTTGTACCTACAGTTTTTATATTACTTTCAGTAGGTATAGGTACTACCTTTTCATGTTCCATATGCTCTCCAAATCTAGTGTTACAGGAAAAACAAAAACTATATCCTTCTGCATGGTTTACATTACCATCACTTGAACCACACTTAGGACAAGCACCCCTGTCTAGCCATGTTTTATCCATATTAATCCCCATTAAAAATTTTATTATATACTATTATATATTGTTAGTCAATATCAAAAGAACTATCATATATTTTATTATAAGCATCTATCTCAACTTCTTTTGTTTCATGTATATCTCTCTTGGCTAATTCCATAGCTTCAAAAGATTCATAACCTTCCTCAAGGTACTCATAATATCTTTCTTTAATTAGTTCTTTTATTTCTTCTTCTAATAAATTCATCTTACTCTCTCTTGTTATAATGTAAGTAAATAAAATATAAAACTTACAGTTAAAAGTATGGGAAACACATGGTTCACCCATAAGTTTTTCTTAATGCTACGTTGAAACCATTTACCTGTAGCTTTTAATCTTCTTTTTCTTGCTCTATCCACCTGTCTTAAAGTCCTCATCTATATGACTTGCATCAGGATTATAAAGACCTTTATCAGGTTTATTTTTATCTAGTTCT